CACAAAAGCTCTTTCTACGAGGGTTCCCAACTTTTTTTGAAGGTCTCTTAAGATCGCTTCCTGGGTTTTCACGCTCATACGACTTCCGGCCTTTTTCATTTAGTCCTCCTTCAGGGTTTTTGCCTGACTTCTTTGTCCATGCACTCTCATATTGTACATCTTCTTTTTTCACACAGCGATTATATGTTTTACCGAAGAGTTTCTGAGTACCCTTCTTCTCGTATCCTTTCCAACACTTTTTTGCTTCATTAGTCACCTCTTCGTTCTTTGGACGACAATCGTTGACTAATTTACCACCTTTCATCTTCATGCCGACTTTTTTGTGAGTAGCCCAACACTTTTGTGCTTTTTCGTTGAATTGAGAGAAAGATACATTACCATCAAATCCCTCTTTCTTTGATTTGTTACCCCAGTTCTTTGCACCTTTTTTACGGCACTTAACAAGAGCACCAGATGCATATGCAGAAGGCCATACATCATAACGTGCTTTTACCTTATGGTAACAAGCATCTTTCTTTTCTAACATCATCTCTTCTTGTGTCACGTTCTTGGCCCTCCCAGTTCTGTTTGGATTTGGATCTTCTTTACGTTTTTTAGCAGCTCTTTTATTTCTTTCGTCTTTACTCATCGATGCACGATCATCTGCATCTCGACAATATGGTTTTGTTTTCTGTCCTGGTTGTTTAGCACATGGTTTACCATCGTACTTACCACCTGTTTGAACCCATCCACCACCTTTAAACCAATCGCGGAGGGAATACCCTTTTGATTTGGCACCTTTGCCGTCTCGTTTTCCCTCTGCGATCTTTTTCTTCTCAGGTAGTCCTTTGTGTTTTGTGGATGCGAAATCCTTCACGTCGGACTTGGACATGGAGGTTGCAACTTTGGCAACCTCAGGCGAGGACGCTTGCCCTGTTTTCTGAGCTTTTCTAACAAGTCCCATGAACCTTTGTTGTTTTCTGGAGACTGCTTTTTCTTGGATTCCATTATGTACCTCCTGATGATTATTCTCCACCACCGTCACCTCCATCAGATGTGATACCTGCTTCTTCTGCAGCTGCGGCTCTTTCACCTTCACCTACATTATCAACAGTGTATTTGTCCCACATCGCTCCACCATAACCACATACGGAACGTTTTTCACGCTTCTCACAGAGACGACAGTATTTTTCTTCTCCACCGTCTTTACATTTTGCTTCCATCCAGAGATCAAAATCAGTCTGAACTTCTGCTTTTAACTTACCCCAAGTACTAAGGTTCATTGTTCTTGTTATTTCTTCAGCTCTATTTATCAGATGCTTGTTGTTTAAGCATCTTCTGTAATTCTGATGTCGATCCGAAGAACACTGCGTTATTAACTGTAGAAGGACCCTTCTGAACTTTTTCTTCTTCGATGTCCTTAAGTTTCTTCTGATTATCTAATAATTTCTCTGTAATGTCTGCAACGTGTTTAATCAGGTTACCAGCGACTTCATACGCTCTTGGGTGATCGCTACTTTGAGCAACTTCCAATGCGCCCTGAATCGCTTCCTGACCCTTCTCAACTAGATTGTATAACTGGGCACGACTATACTCATAGTCATCCACCACATCAGTCTCTTTTGCTTTCTTTACGGGTACTTCTTTCTTAGTAGATTCAGGAACAATCTCAGCATCTACATTAAAGGTTTCGTTCAATTTATCAAAAGGATCTGACATGATTAGTAAGTGGTAAAGGATTCGTTGAAACCGAAATCATCATCTGGTTCAACAAAAGCGTGATCAGCTTCATTAATAACAGAGAACTTGTGATCTCCACCTGCACCCTGAGTTGTAATATCAACTGCAAATCCTTGTCTTGCATATGACTTAGATTTAGCAAGTCTGAAACTATCGTTGTCGATCTTGATGATAAAGTAATTAGTTTTATCTGTCAGACCACCTGCAGGTTGTCCAGAAGGATCTGAATTGTAAGTAACCTTATCACCCGTGATGAAACCATGATTACCCAGAGTAATAGTATTACTTGCAACATTGAATGCTGTAAAGTCGATAGATGTACCATCTCTGTTTTGATCTGTCTTTGCAGCAGGTGTTGCGCTGTATCTGACATATCTCGATCCAGTTTCCATTGCAGCACTGATATCGACGTTGACCTTTCTGATAACGTCCGCAGTTGAAACAGGACCGTAAAGATACGATTTAGCTGTAAAACTTAGAGTATGAATTAGAGTTCTTCTAGTAAGAAAATCTGCTTCGTAATCGTCTTGAATACCAACACTATTCAGAACAATTGGAATATCTTTCTTTTCACTCATCTTAGAGATGAGATTAATTGTAATATTAAATACTGGTTGAAAATATGGAAGAATCTGTTCCAAGATTTGAACCGAATCTTCATTATTTTTACTAAGGATGTTTAATTCAAATTCAATATTATATGGTACTGGAGAATATGTTTGATAAGATTTTTTGGTATCTCCTTCCTTTTCTGCCCTACACAATTGAATTGGTCCCAATTTTCTGGTAGGATCGTATTGAATACCTTTCATCTCAAATGACATTCTAGGTAATGTGATTTGAGTCTCTGCACGACCATCCAGATCTGGTTCTGCTTCAATACGAGCAAGGAACTTCTCTCTAGGTCCATAATTTAAAGGGACCTTCGTTGTTTGAGTTACATTACCGGCACTATCAGTCCTCTGAAGTTCAACGTTGTTGAACAGAGTACCAAAACCAATAATGGTCTTTCTAATAATTTCGTGATAAAAATGTGTACCTAACATCAGAAGCTTCCTGTTTGATTGCCAAATTCACCGAACGGATTAGATTCTGTCCAATCAAGAACATTATCTCCTTGATCTTCAAAGTATTTGTTTTCCGAAGCAGTTAAGGCATTTTCAATTTCTATAGAACTAAAGCTATCTATCACAGTTTCAGCCCCACTGGTTTCACCAACTAAAGTATCATCATCGGAGAAAGTGCCCACAATATCAATTAGTTCTAGTTCTTTATTGGTAACATCATATCTTGCAACCTTACCTTTGGGTTCACTTGGTGAAGGAGCGATTGTAAATCTAGGTGGTGTAGTATATCCACCACCTGTGTTTGTTAAATTAATTGCTGTAACAGTTCCATTTGTTATAACGGTAGTTGCAGTTGCTTGTGTTCTTGTGGGAGGAGCAATAGTTACTGTCGGAACCTCTGTATAACCAAGACCTCTATTACTGACATTAATAGCAGTGACAGTTCCTCCAGAAATAACTGCTGATGCAGTTGCTTGTGTACCACCTGTAGGTGGAGCAGAAAGAGTAACAGTAGGAGCGGAAGTATAACCAGTACCAGCAGTAGTAACTGCGATGGAATTTACATCCGAAGTTATTGCAGTAATTCTAAATGTTGGTTGATCTTGTACCCCAGCAAGAGCAACTGTGACTATATCACCAACAACATAGTTGATGCCATCATTGGTTCCATTAATTGCAACTGCAGTAACATCACCATTTGCATCTGCAGTGATATCTATTCTCAATCCAGTACCAGTACCGCCTGTTGTAGGAATATTTGTAAGGGTACTTGCAATACCAGTACCGTTATTAACAACTTCTAGTCCTGTTACAATACCATTTTGTAACGTTGCAGTTCCTTTTGCATCTACAGCATCTGGAGCGGCAATTTTGACTAGTGGTGCAGTTGTATAACCAGTACCGGCTCTCCTAATAGTAAAACTATTGTTTAGAGTATATGATGCAGAAACACTGTTATTAACAACATCTGCAGTGAACTTAGTTCCATGAACATTTTCACCAAACTTAAATGTGCCACCAGCAGTTAAGATTGCCTCTGCGGTAGCACCAGTCCCCGTTCCAGTGATTGTAACTACAGGTGCAGTAGTTGTATAACCTTTACCTGGATTAGAAATACTAATTTCAGATACTCTTGTATTTGTAATTGTTGGTACAATTGTAGTTGGTGGAATAGCTCCAGTTACAGAACCAATAGCTACTGTGGTATTTCCACCATAACCAGTACCCTGGTTAATCATTCTAATATACTTGATACCACGAACCCACTTGTGGACAATAGAGTATGCAGTCTCTGCTGCAATCTTATCAATCTCCTCAACACCAGTCTCAAGTCTTTCATCAGCGAACTCCATGAGTTCACATGTGATAGTGTAGGTAGGAACGTCACCTAAAGGTCTCAGAGGTGTTTCGTTCTCTACAAATTTAATCTGGAATAATTGTTGTGTGAGAGGGAAGTAAATTGCATCACCTTCATTTGGTCTTTCTGCAGATACCAAATTATTAGATTTTGCTTGTACTAAATCTTCCCATCTACGTTTAGAAACAACAAAAGTTGCTTCCTCGGAAATTCTGACACCAAACTTGGTTAGGAGAGTTCCATCTCCTTGGAAACCATCGTAGTTTTGTAAATACATTTCGATGAGATAGTTCTCATCAAACTTAGAAAGAACGTCTTCTCTGAAGAGTCTATCTGTTGTTACCATCTCTCTGGGTAGGTAATAAACATCCTGCCCATAGATCTTCATCGACTCGATGATTAGATCTTCATAGAGTAGTTGCTCTGATCGAGTCCCTTGTGAGAAATATACATTCTTAGCCATATCATCCTACGAAATCTAGAGGTGGTAATTCGTATGTACTGGACATCTTCTCTTCCAGTGCCTGCAATTCACTGACAGCATCATCATAAATCTGTCTACCATTGAACTCCACGCCGCCAGGCATTTTAATTCCCTGGAACTTAATTAGATTCTGTCCCCACTGTCTCTTAATTAGAGATGTGAGATATTTTTTTACAAAAATTTCATTATAGACTTTAGTGAATGTAGCAGGATCTAATGCCCTATAACAATCAATAATAATATAGTCATTTTCCTGGGCAAGATCCCAGTCGATGTCTAAGTAAAGTCTGTTTTGTACCTTATTATATCTAATATCTTTATTACCTTCAATGAGAAAATCTAGTGTCTCTAGATATTGCAATGTGAGTTCCATGTTAAGGATATCATATGCATAGAAGTTATAGAAATCATTCAAAAAGAACTGATATCTAAAACCGAACATGTTATTGACCATTGTATTGGAGATCTTTTTGATCCCTT